GGCACCTCTTCTAACTTAACTAAAAGACCTAAAGACTCAAAATCCTCTTTGGTGGGAGGGACTCCATCAACACGTGTGACTCCATCATCCCCCTCAACCACCATGGTACACTTTGAGCCTCGCTCATGGCATAAAAAGTTCATAAACATTAGGTTCGCAAACCCGTTACCCAACGACGTACACATCTCACCACTCATCCTGGTAGCATCAATATCAACGGTAAACTTGCCGAACTTACAATGATTTCTCCCCGCAATTATATTATTTACATCCGACATGAATTGATCATGATCAGGTAATCGCGACGACATCCAATCGTATAGTTCGATTTCACAAGCTTCCATGAGGTCTTTCGTAAACAAAGACTCAAAAGATGTGTAGTCCGTCACCAAATATCGCCCGCCTTCACAATACAACATTTCCATGATGTATGATGGGCGGTCTGGGACCGGAACATGTTTGATAAATGAGGGGTGTTGATACACTGATTCTTCAATCAATTTAAATATAGGGCCGACCCTACATTTAAATATATCACTTCGAGAGTTAATAGGCCTTGCGTGCTTATATACATCAGCCTCAACATAATACTCTTCTTTGATAAATGAATTAACACCACTTACTTGGGGATCATTAGTAGCATCACCGGTGTAGTCCTGGAATGCAAAAAGCAACTCCTTTCTCCTCCACTCTGGGTAGTTCGTATTCTCGACCCACCGGCGTACTGAGCAATCCGCATCTTGCTCTATTGGTACAAATTGATGCCTGACAAAGGCTTTGCAAAAGAGTCTAAATCTCTCCATTAACTTCTTTCGCTTGTCAGGATCTACAGGCTTGGACATGCACTTATCTGCATCGCGACAATACCTGTAGGCTGCGCCAGCTAAACCCGTGTTCTTATCCTTCAGATCAGTTTTGGGTGGGCAAGCTCCTTCTACGTGAATTCCTAACGAGACTGAATTCGCTATCCGATCCTCTTCCAATAACGGATCGGCCTTAACAATGAATTCAGTTCCCTCCTTCACTTCGGGAATATCAGCTTGCTTCACCTCCCCAAACCTGTACCCGAAGGCAACAACACGACGGCTTAGTTTAGATGGCGAGAGAGAAAAGGGGCAGTCACCTCCCTCATCTGCGACTGCGATATAGCATACCCATGTGCAAAGTCAACTGTGTTCTGGAGAATATTCTCCTTCTTTAAGGTATTACCTCTCGAAAAGTTGACAAAATGCATCGAAGCGGCAAACTGATTCAGCGCTTCAAACACCAAATCAGTTTCACGCCCCGCAGGCATGATTTTAGGATTACACATCTGCATAAA